ATTTGTTAGAGTCTTGGTACGTACTACAGAATAATCCGAAGTATATGATATTAATTTCTAATAGTGATGTACAACGTAAGAACTCTTCATAAGACATTGGTCCGATACTTGTGTCAGCAATCTTCGAAAACATTTGATTGAATCGATATTCAGCTGCACGGTATGCGTCCATACTATTTAACGTTGTAGCAATATTACGTAACTCTGGAGAAGAGTAACCTTTCATAGCCGCAGCCATTCCCGTATTAGGCATAATGATTTGAGTTGTAGCTTCATTACGAGATTTACGGATACGAGCGTATGCAGTTTTACCTCCAGTTTTTGTTTTCTTAATACGAATAGAGTTTAAGTCAATTGCCGGAGCAGCTTCCTTTTTCTCTTCTTCTTCAGGTTCTTCTACTTCAACGATTTCATCTTTGAAGTTACCTTTTTTAACATCAGCAATGTTTGCTTTAGGCTTTTCATCCTGAATGTCTTGTAGTAATTGCTTTTTAGCTTGAGCTTCTTGCTGTGCAATAATTTGGTCTTCTGAACCGTATGCACCTGCAAGTTCTTGTGCTTCTTGTTCCATCTCTCGTAAACGAGCAGTCATTCCATCTTCTTGTCCAGGCATAACACCTGGGTCTTGGAATGCTTGTGGTTCAGTACCAGGAGCTTGCGGTACTTGAGTTTCCTCTGCAACTGGTGCTGGAGGAGCTTGTGGAACCACTGGTTCTACTACAGGTGTTACACCTGCTTGCTCTTGTAAAGCATTTTCATGTGCAGCTTGTCCAGCTACTAAGTCTTTTAAACTTGTTTCATTTGACATTGATTGTTTCCTCCTCTAAAGGACCTGTAGGTCCGACATAGTGTAATAGTGTTTTTCTTCGACTACCTTGAATATGATATTCGATTTCTTCTGTTCATACGTGTTGATGACAGATAATCCAAATAATAGAGACTTGTCTCCTGTACGTTGGATAACAATATCATCAAGTTGAATATGAGGTAGATAAGTAGAGCAATGGATAGAAAATTGAGTTTTTATCTGTACGATACTCCCCTCAATATCTTTATATCTATAGGATGCTATATCAAAACCCATATCAGGATACAACGGATTTGATCCCTTTTTCATCATAAACAGCGTCGCTACTTGTAGCGCATCTGCGTCAACTCCTGATTTCGTTTTGGGTTTATTAAATGGGTCTATAGATAAAAGGTGTTCTGTCTGAGGTTTTCTTGGGTCCACTATCTCACCTCCTTAAATAGTCTATTTAGAATAATTAATATAAAGTTTAGGTTTTAAGTATTTAAATTCAATATTTACCTATTGCCGTTAACAACTAATTAACCTTATATATAGCAAGGAGGAAACAATGTGGCAAAAGCTAAACGTTGTCCTAACTGTACGAGCACGTACCCAGAAATTGATGATTTATATGAGCACATAGAAGATAAACATTCAGACGCAATTCCGAAGGGAATGTCTGCTGGTCAATACTTCTACTTTACAAAATATCACCGTAGAAGTGGTCAGTGTGTAGTATGCTCAAAAGAAACACCTTGGAATGATAGTACGAATAAACCGTACAGAATATGTAGTCCAATCTGTCGTAAAACATACCGTGAGAACTTCTTAAATAATATGAGACGAGTACACGGTAAAGACCATCTATTAGATGACCCTGAAGTACAGAAGAAGATGTTATCAAAACGTTCTATCTCAGGGGAGTACCAATGGTCAAATGGTGCTCGTAAGGGTTATGTCGGCTCTTACGAAAAAGACTTTTTACGTTTCCTAGATATCTTTATGGGATTTGAACCAGATGATATCCATGCTCCAGCACCTCAGATTATTGAATATGAGTATGAAGGTAAAAAGCACTTCTATATTCCTGACTTCTACATCGAGAGTATCAATACAATCGTAGAGATTAAAGATGGTGGAGATAATCCAAATACTCACCATAAGATTCAGGATGTGGATAAAGAGAAGGAGAAAGCAAAAGACGAAGCATTATCTAAAACTGGTCAATACAATTACATCAAGATTGTAAATAAACAGTATGCTTCCTTCATCAAGTTCCTATTAGAATTACGTAATAGTGACCAAGATGGAAAACGACGAGAAGTATTTCATCCTGTCGTAATGATTAACGAGAATGTACAAGCGTTGCAAGAAAGCGTTGTAGCTCAAAAGGATTTATTCCTAGCAATCGTAAAACAGAATGTGCCAGGATTATCTGAAGAAGAATGTGGATGGTCAATCTGGTTCTCATTCGATTGTACATTTGACACAGTATATAAATCGTATCCAACTACTGATATGGTTGGAGATAAAACATATGCTTGTGCGAAATTTACTACGGTAGATAAGAGTGCTGTTATTGGTGATGCTAGTTTCAATATCATGAAACTAAAACAACCAGCATCATTAGACACTCTTTATAAGAAAGTGCAGATGCATATGAATGAACCAATGTTCTATTCTACCGAAGGTGGGTCTATACCTGGATTAGATATCATTTGGTTATTCGATGATATGCAAGGTGGTCGCTGTTTTGACCATACCGAGAAAAACATTACAAGTTGCAGTCAATTGATTAATGAATTAAGTCCAGCGTTCCAGTATCTTATGACGGTACCGAACTTAAATACATTTGACTACAATAAGTTCTTGCAAGCAGAATGTTCTGTAATTTCTGAATCAGTCATGAACATGAATATCGATGAGCTGTACGAGACCTTTATAGGTACACCTGAACAGACTCTATTGGAATCTGATTATGAAGCAATGACTGCACCTGCACCAGAGGAAGCAGATCACTACGATTCACGTATTGATGAATATGAAAACTATATGGATCATATCGGTAAAACTTCT